CATATATCTCGTCATCTTCTTCGATCTTTTTATTGTCAGCATCAGCATCGCCATCGCCGTCATCATCATCTTTGTCTTCTTCTTCGTCTGTTTCCCAAGAATCTTCTTTCTCTTCCCCATCATCTTCATCGGAACTATAGTTGATTTCACTATTGTTGGATGTATTTTCAGAGGATGCGCTCAACGATGCATTGTTTTTGTTTTGATTGTTTTGATTGTTTTGATTGGGTATGTACTTGGCAGTTTCATAGACCATATCGGGTGCTGGGTCTAGGTCGAATTCGGGTTCGCTTCCCTGCACCTCGGACAATTCTGTAATTTCCAAGATATCCTGTAATTGGTACGTTTCATCTGCGGCGTCACTGTCAAAACAAATCTTGTTTCTATTTCTGCGCGATCCCATTTGCAAATAATCCGACAACTCTCCCGGCGATATTTTCAAAGAGTCTTCGTCCAAGATAAACAAATCGCCTATATGATCATTGAAAAAATCGGAACCTCGCAAATAATCTACATCATCCGTAATGCATGCCCGAAATTGTTCCTGAATTCCCAAGAAGGATCCATAAAAATCAATGGCGTTTGTTACTTGATAATGGTGGAGCAATTGACTCGTCAAGTAGCTGAAAAACCCGTCTACATAGGATGCATTGTTTGTATCCATATATTTTGGGTGACACTCGTCGACTTGGTCTACCGTGGGCATGGAGGACAGACGTTTGTCCGAAACATCGTATTTTCCAATCATAAATTTGATGGGGTCCAAGAGTGGCGAAAATTTGATAAACGTTTCTTTCTTGAATCGTTCACAGGTTTCACCCGAAAATACGGCTGACAAGGAGTGAAAATGATACTTGTGATTCAGCGAAATCTTGTTGTAATTATTCGTTGTAAGTTCGAAAAACTTGGAATATATCGGATTATATAGCTGCAACTGTTGAATGCGAAAAGGGGTATGACTATTGTCAGGGACCTCTTTTTCTAAATCTTCCAAGACGGGGACGGTTCTTTTGCAATAGTGAATGTTCATTGGATGTTTGGTCGCTAGATTGATTGATTTAGGAGATATTTCTCCCATGATGTTGATTATGATTGATATACTAAATCCGGAATATAATAATCATTGTTTCTAAACGATCAATCGTTCATGTACTGCGCTTTTTATATACATCTATTGTAAAGCCCTTTATTGTATTTCTCCGGTGTAATTTCTGTGATGAATCTCGAACTCAAAAAATTTGATATGCGATGGATTACGTTCAAGCCCGATGAGAACAAGGGGCCCGTCATTGTCATGATTGGACGGCGTGATACAGGTAAATCGTTTTTGGTGCGCGACTTGCTCTATCATCACCAAGATATCCCCATTGGAACGGTCATTTCGGGGACAGAAGCCGGTAATGGATTTTATGCCTCTCATGTTCCCAAGCTGTTTATCCATGAAGAATACAATACCGTTTTGATCGAAAATGTATTGCGCAGGCAAAAGGCCGTCTTGAAACAAATGGCTAAAGAAATGGAGACGTATCGCAAAACGACGATTGATCCGCGAACCTTTGTGATTTTGGATGATTGTCTTTATGACAACACGTGGACCAAAGATAAGATGATGCGTTTGCTTTTTATGAATGGACGCCACTGGAAAGTCATGCTCATTATTACGATGCAATACCCTTTGGGTATCCCGCCGAATTTGCGTACCAATATTGATTATGTTTTTATCTTGCGTGAACCCTACATGACCAATCGCAAACGTATTTGGGAAAACTATGCGTCCATGTTTCCTACATTGGAATCGTTTAATATGGTGATGGATCAGACCACGGAGAATTTCGAGTGTTTGGTCATCAATAACAATGCCAAGTCGAACAAGTTGCAAGACCAAATCTTTTGGTACAAGGCCGAGACGCGGCCCGATTTCAAACTGGGATCCAAAGAATTTTGGGATATTTCCAAGGGTATGGGGTCGGATGACGAAGACGAGGCATATGATCCTAGTAAAGCGAAGAAGCGAAGTAGCGGTCCGGCCATTAATGTGAAAAAGACCAAATGGTAAAGTCTTGTTTTGGTTATAGTTTATTTTGTTATCGAAAAAATAAACTATCCTACATATTTTGTCATGATACACCTTTGATTGTGTTCAAGGGCAACGTTATTGCGAAGCCATTGGTCACGAAGGGACAACCCAATAAATCAAATCGGTGTAAATAACGGTTCTACGTGTTCTCTGCCTCCGTCACCTCCGTTACCTTTGCAGCCGCCTTTTGTGCAGTCTCGCGCAAAAATTCATTGTGCAAATTGGCACCCGCCGTGTCCGACACCTCGCGGCTCTCGAAATCGATGCGCTCCTTGACGCCCACCAAATTTCCCTCTTCATCCATGGTCTGTGTCAAGACATTGCCCGACTTTTCGGCCAACTTGATATTCTCCATAATGGCCTTTTGCTTCGTCTCCTTGATGCGCTTGTCGAATTCCTCCTTGGCCTTGGCCTCGTTCTTTATCTTCTCCTGATGCAACTTGTTGAGCTCCTCCTCCATAAATTCGACGCGTCCTGTCTTGTAGGCATCGGGATCCCATGGAATCCACATACCCACGGGTCCCACATAAATATCGTGATTGGGATCCTTTTCGCGCAACTGCTTGCAGCGCATCTCGGCCTCCTCCTGTGTAGGATAAACACCGCGAATCTTTAGGCCGCGCACCGATGTTTGGAACGCATTCTCGCGCTGGAATTGCTCCATCAGTCGCGTCTCTTGTTTGTCCAAGAAATTGCGATAATCGTCGACGACGGACATGGACTTCATCTTCTCGTCCTCCTCCTTGACAAACTCGTTGAAATCGCCCGTCAATTTCTCAATATCGACATTGTATTTATATGCGATGAATCCCAAGAAATCAAAATATTTAGACATAGATTTAGTAAAATCCCATTGCTTGACAAATTCGTCGAAGAAGAAAGTTTCGCGCTTTTCCAAGATTTTATCGGGCGAAATAAAAGACATACATCCGAACTTTTGACCAGCAATGGGGGTATCCTCGTCCAAGACGTCGATATATTTAGGATTAAGTGTTCCTTGTTCGGTCATCTTTCGTTCAAAGCTGGACATCTTGTTGTTGCGGTGGAGGTGCAATGCTATACAAACACTATATGCATCTTTAGGCGACGTCCATTTAAGTGAGTTTTCCAAGAAGTATTATATCCGGGGTTCGAAACACTTTATTTTCCTACGCTATAGTATATAGTATAATACCGCAGATAAGATGGACGTCAATGTTACAGAGTTGGTGAAACGCGCTATTAAATACTTGATTGAAGGTTTAGTTGTGGCTCTTTGTGCCACCCTCATTCCCAAGAAAACGTTGAACCCCGAAGAGATTGCCATCTTGGCGTTGACTGCCGCCGCCACATTTAGCATTTTGGACGTGTTTATCCCTGCCATGGGTACATCTGTTCGCACGGGTGCTGCTGGTGGTCTCGGTATCAACTTGATTGGCGGTCTTGGCTTGGCTGCATAAAGGGGTGTGCATTTTATTATTATAGAAATTCGTATAATAATGAAACATTGGCAAAACATCAACGTATCAAAAAATTGAAACCGATGTATGGTTACAGACATCGATATATTCCTCGGTCCTATTATTTATTATATCTTGGTCATGTCTCCGTTTCAACATCGCGAATTGGAAGAGGGCGAAATCTATGAGCCCGATGTGTGGGAGTTGCACACGGATTATGTTGGTAATCGCTCCTTTTACTATTCGGGTAAACACCGGTTTTCGACATATCATCATCCCTCGATCTATAGCGGGAATGATGTGGTGATTTTGGATCATGGACCTGAATCGTGGGTCAAACATTTTGCTTATTATTTGGATGATGAAGGCGATGAGATTGTCGACGATAGAAATACCTTTGTCTATTATCATTGTCCCGAATCGGATGAGATTTCTTATGAAATGCCGATTGGGTATATCGAAGTAATTCGCGAATATGAATTGGAGCGTTCGGGTAACATTGTTACGAGTTTGCTTTATCCGAGGTTGCCTGCGGTTGTAGAGTAAAATACGTCTATTTTCAAATATTCGCCAGTATATCGTCGAACAACATATAATAATTTTGTATCTGCATCCCAATCGCTACACCAATTATATTCAGCACTTATAGTGCGCATATTTTTATGATAAAATGCATAGTAGTCGCACGCTTCTTTTTTTGTTTTGAAAATTTTATTCATATATCCCACGTGCTCTTTTTTACCATTCCATTCAGGATGCGTAATATGTCCATCCATAATAAAACGTTGAACCTCAAGAATATATGCCATCCATATTTCGTTCTTTGACAAAAGACTTTATGTTCTTTGCCAGGGCATTGCATTTCTTTGTAAAAGTATTGTTTTTCAAAGAAATCAACTTGTCGGAAAATACTCCTAATTTGTTGCGCTCATAACTCCTATTTTCCTAACGATTTTTCAAATCGTCGGAAAATACTCCCAATGCGCTGCGCTCATTACTCGCATTTCCTCTATCTAATATTCATTAGATCGTAGGAAAATACTCCCAATCCAAGTCCTTGCACACTTTTTTCCATATAGCATCCTGATCCCGCTGTTTCTGCGGATCCTTCATTAAAGGAATATACGGCAAATATTTCGTCTGATCCAGCAAGACACACAACTGATACAACGTATATGTATAATTGAAAAAATTCGTACGATCTGCTGGACAGTGGGTCGCCCATGGCTTCTGAATCTCGATAAACAGTACGCACAAGGTTTCATGCAACTCTTCATTCATAATCGGCGGCTTGATTCCAAAGATCGAATTAATGTATTGAATATGTTCAAAATACTTGTTCAGACCCAATTTGCGCAAAATCTCGCGCATTTTTTCATACGTAATTAGTTTCATATCTGTAATACGCTCCTTCTTGATTCGCGCACGAATGGCCTCGATCACTTCCGCCGGAATTTGCGTCGTTTCTTTCGCCTGAAATTGCGACAAAATCTCTTTGAAATGATTTAATCGTATATAGGCCGTATAAGAGACTTCACTCGGCGGTTCTTTATTCGAAGGCTTGGAACTGTCCACAATATACGTGACAAATTTTCCACACTTGATATTGTTACAAATCAAAATCCCCTCTTCGTCCTGGGGCACCAATTCCCCCGACAAACAGCTTTTGCATATATCAGACGAGACGATAAACTCCTGTATATTGGTCAGCTCATTGGTCACATTTTTCCAATAGTTTTGGTAATAATATTTCGAGATGGAATATTTATCACTCATTGGATTTTCCGCAGAAGGATGGGTCGATTTTATCTTGAAAAACAAATTGAGTCGATCCACATTTTGATTCCCGCCACCATTGGATATATCCTGTTTTTCTTCGAAATAATGGAAAATCGACGGCGAATTCTGTAACAAATAGTTCTTTTTCAAAGAGCGCAATTCTTTTATCTTGGCATATTTCTGTTTGATTTGGTCGCGAATATCGAGAAATTCTTCCAATTGGTTTTCCTTTAGACATTCGACCGTCTTTTTTAGATGCACAATTTCTTTCAACATCTCAGGAATGGTAACGGTTTCAATATGATGGAAATGGTCCAACATTTCAGTATGTTTTTGATCGATACTGTTTTGCTGATTTTTCTGTTGACTCTTTTTGCTATTCATCGCCAAGATATTCAAGATAGATGATGATGATAGTTTGAATTGTTGGATATCTTATTTCCTACCAACATATTTATATTTGTTTTTATGAAAAGGTTTAGTGTACAATTCGTTATTTAGCGAAAAACCGGCATTTGTTTATGGAATAGGATTGTATAGTGTAGCATGTCAAGTGAGACGAGTGCTGTATCCATTCATCTCGAACCATCAATTGAAATGGAAGCCAAACAATATCATAAAATCATGTTTATCCAAAATGCACTCAATAGTGGATGGACGATTAAAAAGAGGCAAAATTCTTATATTTTTACCAAAAAACACGAGAATTTACGCGAGGTGTTCCAAGAATCCTACTTGGAGAAATTTATCTTGAAAAACAGCAAGGCAATATAGAACATGGAAAACAGTAATCTATTAATAAAAATGTTTATAGATATTACAACTAACAAATTATACTCTATTCTATAAAATTATGGCATTTTTATAATATTTATTTTTAAAAAATGATCTACCCGATCGATTCCTGATATATTCAACACATGTCATTTGCGTATCACTAAAAATAGA